GTTCGGGGTCGGCGGGATTGGCAGCAAGCTACGCAAGGCCCTGGGGGACAAGTTCAGGGCGGCACTTTCCACTGCGGTGTGAGCTATGTCCATCCGCGTTGAAACCACGGTCACAGGCCCCGGCCCTGGAGCAACGGACCGGATGCTGCAGGAGATCGCCCGCAAAACCCTGATCGAGCTGTTCGGTCGGTACCAGGCCAGCTTCAACCCTGCGGCGTGGAACTGGCCACGGGAAACACAGCGCCGGGTCGGGGTGGTTGGCAGCCCGCGCAATATCGTGGACACCGGCTCACTGCGGCAAAGCGGCACCTACAGCTTCGTTGGCCCCTACACGCTGGAAGCTCGCTGGAGCGCCGGCTACGCCACTGCCGTGCATGAAGGTGCCCGACTGCGCAACGGCACCATCCTGCCGGCTAGGCCCTGGACAGATGCGGTGAGTGGCGCGGTGCAGGCCCCAGGGATCCCCGTCTATCCACTGGGGCAGCGGCTGCAGCAACGGATACAGGTGGCGGTAGCGCGGGGCTAGGTGGGTTGGTCGCTGTCTACCGTCGTCGGCAGGAACTGAGTTGACGCCGGCAACCAGTATGTGAACGGCAAGTCCATCTTCAAGCAATATGTCGGTTTCAAATCCCAGACCAATTGCACTTGGCCGCAGTGCCTGAAGCTCTTGGCCAGGTAGCAGTAGTGTTCGTCGATGGCGCTGGTTCCATCGTATGCCGTGATGACCACACAATCCCCGTCCTCCGGCAGCCGTTCGCTCACCGGGATGGGCTTTGGCGCGGGGGCGGGGCGGCCATAGCGGGCGAGAACGGCGTGGGCAAACCGCAATGCTTCGCCATATAAAGCAAAGTATTCCGCTTCTTTGTCCCAAAGGTCATATAGCTCTTGATCGCTCGGCCCCTCCATCTCCGGCTCGTCCAGAGCGGCTCGGAGCTTGAGGGTTACACGATTAAGTACGGCCGCACGGCCAGCGTCAATCTCTGACAGCAGCTCAGCACACAAGGCACGAAAGTCGGTCATGGTCGGTGGTGGTGAATGGGTGCTAATGCTTTGGTTAGTTCAGGTAGTGGGGGCAGGCGCCAGATCGCCGACAGCAACCGCTTCTCCAGCTTCTTGCAGTCGGATCCTAATGCGTCGCACCATTTCTGGCGTAAGGGTCTTGCCAGTGCGAGTGCAACAGCCGGCCTCGAAAAGATCACGACTCAAAGCCGACAGGCTCTTGTCACACCCAGCTTCCAGGACATCCCGGTAGTTCATGGCCTGCCGCAAGGCCTCTACATGGGCTGCGGTGTTGCGCTGTTTGGTCGCTGGCCTTAGCCCACCCAGAACAGTGCCTTTTCGCAGGGCTTGCCGCAACCCTTGGCGGATTGCGTAACTAGGGGCGATTTCACCGGTTACAAGTGGTTGGTCCATGAAGGGGTGTCGGTGGTGGTAGTGAATGAGTGCCGGGGCTTACAAGTCGGCCATGCCGCCTGCAACTCAGTCATCGGGCCCAACGAAAGAGACCCGGCCCTCACATCCTAAGCCATCGCCCTTCCCTAAGCCACTACGGCAAACTGGGAAAACACAACAGCACCGTGCCCCTACCCTTTGTCACCGCGCTAGATGTCCAGGTTCAGGACGTGGGGGACGCAACCACGGGTATCCTGCAATTCCCGGTCTTCCATGCTCTGCTGGTCGGGGAGCGCTTACTGCTGGAAGAGATTGAAGACCAGTCCACGCTGACCGATCAGTTGCAGCGCTTGGCTCAGGTCATCCAGCACATGGACAACCTACCCGAGCCCACCGCCAATCTTGTCGCACTACGGGTGATGTCCGCGCACAACGGCATCCCCGTGGTGCTGGAGCCGCTGGAAAAAATGATTCGCAAGCGCGAGCACCGGTTGATCCATGAAATTGACAAGTGCCAAACCGCAAAACTTCAAGCAAGGGTCACGCGGATGGTTACCGCTGCAATCCGTTACCGCCTGGGGGAAGTAGATGCTGACTGCGCCAACTGGACCGATGATGAAACCCTGAAGATGACCGAAGGGCTGCGAGATGCCATCTACAACTTTATGCTGCGAGAGCAACGCGGGGGCAAGGATCAGGAAGCGCCCGACTTGCAAGCAATGGCCGAAAACCTGGGAAAGCCCAACCTGCCCCAACCGACTGGGGCGCAATTTTCTGGCGAGTCAACGACCTCTGGCCCAACCATCAATTCTTCTCCTGTGAGCGATTCGCCTACTGCCCCGAAACGATCGTCTGGGAAGCGATCGAAACAGGCGCCCGATTCCTGAGGGAACGGCAGCACGCTGCAGAACGGCCGATCGCCAACCTTCACGCCTGGTACGCCAGCGCACACCGGGACACCGATAAACGCAGCGAGCCGTTCAAGATGGAAGACTTCTGCTGGCACTTGCCGCCGACTGCGGCTGGCGATGCACCACAGGGCCCGCCTGCAGAAGCTGGCGCGGCGATGCTTGCCCTATGCGAAGCCCAGCAGGTTCCAGGGTTTGCGATGGCCTTCTACGATGCCCTTGCTACCACCGGAGAGGGAATAACCCCACCCACACTGTTGGCCCTGCTGGCAGATGATGCCCTGCTACTGGCCCCAGTCGAGCAGCAGGACGGCTGGCGGGGGTTGCTGCTGGCCGAAGATACCGCAGCCGGTCAGGTGCGTGCCTTCAGGATGGCGGGGGATCCGCAGCGGGTGGTGGCGCTGCTTGTGCCAGACGCTCCCGATGCTGTGACGCCAGCATGGGCGGCGGCAGGAGCATGGCTGCCCATCGTTCAATCTGCTGATAGCACGCCTCAACCTCCTGCGCTGCCGCCTGGATTGACGGGAAATAGCCCAGCGACCAACGGCGACCATCCCACCACACCCGAGCCTGATACGGGCGATGGTTGTTGTGAGGGCAGTGGCTGACGCCGCGAGGATAGGAGGCCATGCCCCAGCTTTCCAGCCTAAGCCGCTGATGAGGCTTAAGCCATGGCGGCACCCTGAGAGGTAACGCCCCGGCATGGCCGGCAGAAACATGACTTTGGAGTGGCAGCAGGCCTTTGGCTACCGGTTCTTTTTTGCCCCCATCAAGTCGTCAGCGATCGACCTAACCCGCGTCAATCTTGGCGGGCTTGGTGCTGGCAAATTCATCAACGACACCACGATTCAACCGGCATCTGCCAAGGTGATTACCGCCGGCACGGGTGATACCTTCGCTTTTGGCGTTGGCACCAAAGCGGTAACGAATGCCGTCACCACTACCTCTCTCGCCACCCTGACCTTCGACGCTGCCCACGGCATTGCAGTAGGCCGGAGGATCGTTGTCAAAGATCTCCCCGCCCCGTTCGCCAGTCTGAACGGTTCGTTCGTGGTGACATCGGTGACCACCACAAGCCCGCACACCCTCTCCTACGCCCTGGCTGGTTCTGCGATCACCACGGCCGCCGTTGCCGCTGGTGTAGTGGCTCCGTCGCTGCTGCTAGATGGTACTGACCCCCCGTTTCGGCTGCTGGGGCTGACCAACTGCCAGCCGGCAAACAGCACCACCAAGGAGGCCATCACCACCTACGACGACGAGGCGGGCGGCTATGCCACCCCGATCCCGACCGCCAAAGATAAGACCTGGACCTTGAACGGTGCTACCGCTTTCAATGCGTCTGCTTGGCGTGCGATGCGCCTCTGCGAAGAGCTGAACCTGGGAGAGAAACTAATGGTGGGGTACGCCCTGGTCGGCCCCCACAACGGGAACCTTGTGGAATACGGGTTCGGCCTGTTTGAGAGCTACCAGCCCTCGCAGGAGGCAGGCACCGTGATCAAGTATTCGGTGAACCTGGCTGGCTACGGCAAGCCGGGGCTTGAACTGCTCTGATCATGGCGATCACTGTTCGGGGGGAGAAGTTCGAGGGCTACAACAAGCCCAAGCGGACCCCCCAGCACGCCACTAAGAGCCATGCGGTGCTGGCGAAGGAGGGCGAGAAGATCCGGTTGATCAGGTTCGGGCAGCAGGGGGTGAAGGGTGCTGGCGATCAACCACGCACCAAGGCGCAGAAGGCCCGCCGTGCGAGCTTCAAGGCCCGCCATGCCGAGAACATCGCCAAGGGCACGATGAGTGCCGCCTACTGGGCTGACAAGGTGAAGTGGTAGGTCTGATCAGGTATCCGGAAATCCCGGACAACTGAATTGATAGGCCCCGTCGATGCTGGGGCTTTTTAGTGCCCTTTATGGTTCAGCGCTAATTAGCTGGCTGATCCGTTCGATGCGCTTAGCCCAGGTATCACCACCCTCGCGGCCATTGCATGGATTGATGCAGTTCGGGTCGTTGATCTGATTGCACACCAGGCCGGCTAGGTCAAGCCCTGAGGCTTTCTTGCCGGTGCCTGACCAATACAACTGCCCACCTAGCCATCGGGCGCCGCATCGG